TACTAGCTGCAGAACCATCCTCTGCTAAAGCTCTAGCTAATTCATCTTCGTAATATAATTTCATTTGTTGTACTAATTGTGGATTAAATTTTTGTGCTAAATAAAAAGCTAGTCCTGATACCATGCAAGGCACAAATCTATACGGAACATCTGTTGCATCTGTGTAAGTTGAGTCAACATCTTGTATTCTTTTAATATAATAAAAATGCATATCTTTTGATGCATTACTAGAATCTGGTGTTGGATAAACATGAATAGTTACGTTATCTATAAATCTCTCAACCCAATATTGATTAGGCGTTCCTTTAGAAAGTTTGTTAGAAAATGCTGCATAAGTTGATCTATCAACTTTTGTCATTGCAGAATCTGATTGGGTTGTTGCAGTTCTATTACTTCTTAATTGTGCTTCTAAAACATCTGCAACTCCATAAATATTACTTGGTGTTGAAACAGCACTTGTACCATCACCACTTGATCTATAGAAAATGTAGTCAGATTGTCCTTCAATTAAATCAATATTAGCATCAGCTATTTCCCAAAAATGAATACCTCTATTACCCCATTCTTGAAAAAGAATATTTAAAGATCTTCTTGCTGTTTTTAATTGATATCCAGAAGTTACTTGTGAACCAATACGTTCGTATGCTTCTTCTACTATCTCATCAATAGCAAAAGTTTTGTCGAACGTGTGTGTTCCAGAAGTAGTATTGGCCATCAATTACTCCTTAATAAATTTTCTGAAACTCTGCTACGACTGTGTACATGTTACCATCGTCCGCGGAACCAGGTACTACAAAGTTAACATCACTTTCATTTGTATTATTAGATTTATCTGCTGGTATTCCACCAAATTCTCTAAAGTCCCAATAACCTGCTCCTGTTAAACCAATGATAGGTATATCACCATCATCATCTTCTTCATCTAATCTTGCATATGAGTCTCCGCCATCGCCACCTTGACATGAATACCAAACTCTAAGTAATCCTAAGTGAGCTACTGCGGTTCCATCAGATCTAGCAGCTAATGCTGACACGTCACCAAAAACTGTAGTTCCGCCTGTTCCATCTGATTGATTTACTATTTTAATAACTACTCTGTTATCGTTCTGTTGTAGAATAGTTGGTCCTGTTACTGTATCTGCCATTTTATTTACCCTCCTTAATTAAGTAAATTTTTTGTGGCTCCCGAAAGAGCCACAAAAATTAATTATTAGTTACCGAATGTAATCGCTACTGTTCCACCAGATGTATTTAACAACTGTTTGCAACTCATCACGTCAGTATTGTTTCCTGCGTGTAAGTATGTGTAAGAACCACCAGCAATTGTAGAATCACCAGTATCAGTCATAATGATAATTTGATCTGCGTCTGTTGGAGCACTCTCTCTATCATAAATGTTTCCACCATCATCAGAAACCATAAATTCACCTGATTCTGCATCTAATTCATTAGCTGCATTTAAAGTAAATTTAAGAATTCCTGTAGAAGCAAAAGTATTTCCTGTAAAAAGAATTACTGTTTCGTCACCAGCTGAAGCTAAGTCAGCACCTGCTGACATAGTTACAGTTCCTGATATACCACCAGTCAATCTAGATATCTTTTGAGTTACAGTTGGAGTTTGTCCTGGAGAACCAGTTGTTCCAATTGCAACATCAGCTCCAGTTACACCAGTTCCACCAAATACCGTAGCTGCTTGTGTTGCTGTAGGTACTGCTGTTTGTGTTGCTACAGGTATCATTGCTAAGAATAGTCTGTGCATTACTGTTGCTGGAGTAAGAACATTCAATGTAGATTGATCTTGAAGTTGACCTGCTAAAGGACCACCAAAGTTAGCTGCCCATCTTGGCGATAACCCTGTTAGTTCATAGTTAGTTGTTAGAGCTGTTTTAAGACCTGTACTATCAACATTAATACCACCTGTTAACGTAGAGATTCCTGTTACACCTAACGTGCCACCAATTGATGTATTGTTACTAAACGTTGAGTTAGTAGTAATAGCACCAGTTGCAGCTGCTTTTGTTATATCGATGAAGCCGTTCTCCGAACGTACCGCACCTGTAAACGTTGTGTTTGCCATGTTATATTCCTCCTAGAATATATAAATGTAGTCCCTAGGGATGTCGACTATACGCGTCCACATTTATGTTTATTTTTTTTATGTATAGTGTTGCAAGAATACAACAGATTTATATGAAGTGCAAGAGATCCTGTAAAGAAAATACGTTTTCTGTGATGTAGCTTTTTATTAAGTAGCTACTGAAACTTGTGGGGCAGCATCCTCTATTTTGTTAGTGCTATGTGCTAATTCTGCTTCTCTCATCTTAATATCAGCAATCAGCGCTCTAACCTTATGGTCAATCCTAACCATATTGAGTGTATATTTACCCGAATTGAGATGCTCCTGTTCCCAGTTCAACTCCAAGGACCTTTTTTGTTTGTATAGGTCTTGTAAGTTCATCATCTTTGACCTCCTCAAAAGTCAACCATTGTTTTGTCAGAGAATAAAACTCTGAGTTCTCCCAATTAATATCATTTTTTCCTAGTTTGTCAAGGATTGCATTTTCAACACTTTCAGCAGTATCTTCAGCCATAACTGTAAACTCAGTCATGTAGCCGTATGCTTTAATTTTAATTAAGAATTTTTTCATGGGTTTTATCTCTGTATTTGTTAAATGTGGCGGAACTATGTCCCGCCACAAAAATTAATGATTACGCGCCTTCAGTCCCGAAGATACCTCTAGGGTCAGACACTCCAAATGAGTATCTTTCTCTAGCTTTGTATCTAACGTTTCCAGTGTCAAAATCACCTTCCATAGCAGTAGTTAAAGGTGCTCTATTGAACATCTTCATACCGTTAGGAACATCTGTAATAATGTAAAAAGCATCTGTATCAGTTAGGTAGTTATTCACTCTATAACCTTGAGGAATCATTCCCATAGACACGATTGCGTTAATGTCATTATCAGCAGTCGCAGTTCTACCTTGAGATTTCATCAATCTCTCAGCCGTGAATTGTAACTCAGAAGGAATAATCATTTTTACTCCTCTAGCAGCAATTCTCAAACCTCTTTCGTCAGTCATCGCAGCGATATCAATTAATGATTGCTCCAATGATGTTTCGTTAAGGTCAGCTTGCGTAGATAACGTGTTCTTGTAAGTTCCCGCTACCGTTGGGTGTGCCGTACTAAATAAAGCAACGCCGTCGCCTGAATCAAAGTTATCCGTAGACGGAAGTCCTTGAATTAAAGGTTCAACTGCTTTTACTTGTTTAGCGTTTGACATAGATCTTGCTAAAGCTTTTGTATATCTAGAAGCGATTCTATCATACAAATTATCTTCAATTGCTTCTTCAGTAATTGAGAAAGCAAGAGCTACTGTTTCATGCGTGTATCTAGCAGTGAAAGTTTCTTGAGCTTCGTCGAAAGACACTCCAGAACCTTCTGCTTTTACTTGCGCGTTTGCAAAACCACTTAACATTACTTCTTCTTCAAAAGCTCTGTCAGATGATTCTGTCGTATAAATTTCAGCGTGCTGATTTTCATACTGTTTGTATTCCAGGCCGAATAGTGCATTCAATCCTGGCTCTAGTTCTTTAACTAGTTGTGCTCGTGATATAGCCATAATTTATCTCCTATTCTCCTATATTCCTGTTGCCAAAGATCCAACTGTGTATTGGTGTAAGTTGATTTTCACAACTACTGAACAATACGCTGCTGTTTGATCTTCGTTTTCTGGATCTTCTGCTACTCTAACCACTCTCAATGCTTTAGCAGTTGTTGCTGCTGTTGAGATGCCTAGTTGTAGACTAGATTTTCCTGTTGTTGTACTACCTGCGGCAGCAGTTGTAGCGTAAGTTAATCCAACTTTGGATTTTCTTAATGCTAAAGTGCTTCCTAAAGTAGCGTCTGTTGCAATGATATACTCTTGTAAAGGGTCATCATTAACAAATGCCGTAACGTCTTCACTATTTGCAGGAGTTGTTGCTGCAGGGTAGAAGTTACTGAACGTTGGTTTTAAAGTTGTTGCTGCTGTGAAAAACACACCATTAAGAACCCCAACAGTTGCAGTACCAGCTGCCGCTGTAACAATGTATCCACCAGTTGTTGCAGAAATATCTACTTTAACTGGTTCTCCATTGAAAATAGCATTAGTTTCGCCGGCATCAATTTCGTATTTAGATTGACCTTGTACAGCGGCTCTATTACCGACTGCCATAGCTGCTACTAAACCGAAACCTGCGCTGTTTCTATTTGCCATAGTTATATCCTATCTTTTGTTTACTTGTTATATCGATGATAGGGATTGACCCGAGAATTGTTAAAAAATTAACTTTTCTTTGTACCACCGAAGGTTACACGAGACTGTCTATCAATATTGATAGGCATCCTCTTATCCTGCTCCTTCATAAGATCGTTGTCTATAGCTTCTGTCTTTTGTTTATGTTTATTAGACATATACTC